ATCCGAACACTCCGCGTCCCCGACCCGGTAACCGCCTGCTTCAGCTTCGACGTAGACCCCGTTGAACTTGGCCACCTCTCCAACGCGGGCGACATCCAAGCTCTCATGCAGTGGCTGACGGTCACCACCAACGCCCAGCAAGCCTTCCAGGGCGGCATCCCACGCATGACCCGCGAAGCCCTGCGCCGCCTCGGCAACGCCATGGGCATCGAGGACGCTGACATCTTCCTTGACGCACCCACCATCGAGGTTGGCCCCGAAGAGCGATACATTCGGCATCTCCAGACTCAGGAGCCGATCATGGTCTTCGAGGATGACCAGCACGATATGTTCGTGGCCTACTACTCCAAGATGCAGGAGGCAGAGGTCAGCCGCAACGCGGACGAGTTCCAGATCATGGCTATCCGCCAAGCACTGGACATGCACCGCATGTATGCAGCCCGCCGCTCCGAGGTAATCAACCAGTCAGGCGGGGGCGGAATCGTCCCAGGCGTAGGCGCTGGCCCCGGCGAAGTGGACAACAACATGATGGCCGCGCTTGCAACGGGCCAAACACCGCAAGCTATGCCCCAAGGCGGCATGGGTGAGACCACATACTAATGCTCTACCCCTACCGATGCACCGATTGCGGCCCATTCGAGGTCGCCAAGTCGATGGCGGACGCCGCCCGCTTCGAGCATTGCCCAACTTGCAGCAAGTCCGTCGAGAACCAAGACTACTCGGCCAAGCAAATCGGCGGATTCCTCTCAACCGAGGGGAATTGGTCCGGCGGCAAGATGATCCCGCAGCTACCTGTCAGCCACCCGGACCATATGGTGACCTCCAAGTCCCAAATGGAGAAGATATACCGTAAGCACGGCATTAGTTTAGACACCGGCAAGTTTAAGTCGAAAGAAGACCAAATTAACGCTACAGTTCCGAGGCATTTACGGACTGGTGGAAGCGTCGCCGCAGTTGGCGGGGTTGACGACCAGCCCACGTAGCCCTATACTGTCCGATATATTGGGCAGTGATTCTTCTAAACGAGCCTACAGGTAACCGTGTCAGAAAACGCCCCATCCCCCGCCCCAGAGGAAACGCCAACTGTAAATCCCGGCACGGAGCCTGCATCGCAGGTAGACTTAGCCGAAGAAGCAGGAAAAGCGGCAGCGCAAGCTACCCCTACGGAGCAAAAAGTCCGCTCTTTGGATGATCTCGATCTTGACGGTGCAGTCCGCTCAAAGATTGAGTCTTACGTTAGCAAAGCAATCAACGACGCAGTTGGTAAGCACGATGAGAGGCAGAGTAAGAAGCTCGTAGACGACGGCTACATGAGTCGTAGCCAGATCGAAGAGCTTCTGACCAACAAGGACGCGGATTATCAGCGACGCGAAGCCGCTAAAGAATCGTTTCTAACGGTCCTTGGCTCCGAGGGTCTGCATCCGGGTTCCGATGGTTATCAGCAAGTTCAGCAAACTTATGTAAGTGCTGTTCAAGCTGGCAATCTCACGCCTGAAATCCTGCTTACTGAAGCTGGCATTCGCACCCTAGTCGCCATGGCTGGTGTGTCGAAGGTCACTTCGTCTACGTCGTTGTCCTCACCCCGAATGGGACTGGCTCGCTCGGTCCCTGAAGGTGCGGTAGGCTATGCTGACGGGACCGTGCAGTTAAACGCTGCGCGTGCTGATGACTCAACTCTGGAAGACCGCGTCCGTAGGGCAGTCGAGAAATCCACTACTTCCTAACCTAGCACTCAGTTACAGATATGGGCACTTACTCGCAAGACATCGACAATATGGTATCGACGGCTATCGATACATATAGTCGCGATCCGATCAACGCTCTCACCGACTCTGGTGAGAAGTTCCTCAAGGCAGCAGCCACACAAGGCCGCGTGTTCGTTGTGAACGACGCCGAAAGCGTCCGCCACCCGATCATGTATGGTCACGGCGAAAACTCGTCGCTCTACACGCCAGACATTATCAGCGGCACCCCCGAGGAGACTTACCTCGGAGACGCAGCGTCTGAGATCCTGACGCAAGCGATCTTCAACCTGATGTCCGGCACGCGGAACATCAACATGCCGCAGTCTCAACCTGCCGGTAACGTCATCGACTACGTTTCTAACGTCGTCAAGGCGAACATGATGAGCATCCTCAACCAAGAGGAGATCCTGTTTGTCCGTGGCCTCAAGGCGGGCAACATGACGGCTTCGAGCGCGGGCACGAACACGCTGAACCGCGCACCTTGCACGGGAGACGCTGACTTCGCAGCCGGTTACCCGATGTCGTTGACGAGCCTGCTGTATAGCTCGTCTACGCCACACAACGACAACGGCACCGTCGCCGCTGGTGAGACGTTCGCCAACATTGCGACTAATACTGTCGCGAAGTGGCAGCCTTACCACTTGGCTGCTTCGACCGGCACCGCTTGCGCCTCATTGATTGAGGACTTGCAGACGGCAATCTTGAACGCTAGCTACTCGGAGTCGGAACGTCCGACTCACGTCTACACGACCCTCGCAGTCTTCGAGAAGATGCTTTCGTTGCTTCGCGCAAGTGCGGCGCTGCCCGACCCGGTCAACACCAACATGGGTAAGGAAGGCACCATCTCCTTTGGCGGCGTCTCGCTCGACTGGTCGCGCTACCTCCAACTCGACGATGCGTTCGACCTCACCGAACCCGAGGGCGCGACTCCATCCTTGCCCGTCATTGGCGTCAACTGGAACTCGCTCCGCCTGAACACCGTTCGTGCAGGCAGCCCCGGTGACGGCAACCTCGGCTTCATCCGCCAGATCGGCGGTATGCAGCCGCACCCGACGAAGAGCAATATCTTCAAGCGAATTGAGTGGAAGCGCCAGTGGTCGGTGGATAACGGGCGTCGCTCGTTCTTCTCGATCTACGGCAACCTCACTACTTAGCCGCCAGGAGGGGGTGATGGTGATGGCGGCGGCTAACGCTGCCTAACCATCTCTTTCACGCTTCTCAACTAGCCGGTCGGCTATGTAAAATCCGGCTAAACGATATGGCAACACGCTCAGAACTACGGACCCGTTTACAACGTCGCCTCGGTCTGGGTGTGCTGTCAGCCGTTGAGCAGGAACGCCTCAATGAGGCTATCAATAGCGGCTTAGCCCGCGCCCTCTCAGACGACGTGCCGGGCATAAGCTCCAGCATGTTCGTCGGCAGCCCGCTCGGCAGTCTGGCCGTCAATGCGTCGGCGACTGTTAGGGTTACTACAGTTGCAACTTCCGGGGGCCAAGACATGTTTACGAACAAGGTCATGCCCCACGACATCCTGACGTTTGACACTGACGGAACGCAGTATCTAATCAAGGATGTGCTTACGTCCACATCGCTACACATCGGTGTGCCAGCGGTGGCTTCCATTAGCTCAGAGGGCGCGACGATTACACGCCGGTCGCTGATGCTACCTTCCACGGGTCAGGTCTCCTCCGTAATCTCAACCAGCGGCGGTGACGCCCTGACCCGCGAGCCTAGCCTCGCCCACCGCGACCCATTCAAAACGGGCACGCCCCGCTTCTACGAGCAGCGCCACTCCGAGGCCCAATCGGCATCGTTCATTTCGCTTTGGCCTGCACCGACTGACTCGACCAAGCAGTTCACTGTCCGGCAGTCGCAGTTCAAGACCCAACTCACGTCGGACTCGGATACGCTAGCCTTCCCCGAGGAAGTCCTCGACGCCGTCCTTGAGCGTGCCCGTGGCTGCTACCTAGTCTGGACAGGTGCGGCAAACCAAAACGACCTTACCGCAAGCTATCGCGCCCTCCGCGACACCAGCGACGCGCTTAAGAACTCCAGTAACGCCAAACAGATTTTCTATAAGACATGAGTTGCGGCGAAGAATGCGAAAGCGGAATGTTCGGTTGCAGTTGCTGCTGCGCATCGGTCACAAACCTTAAGGGCGGACTGCACCCGGACTCGTTTCGGTCAGCCTTTGTTGACTTGACGCTATCGGAGACAGACGCACTACAAACGATCACGCATATCAGCAAGCTGCTGGTGCAAGATGCCGTGCATATCATTGGGGTCGAGGCCGCGCTAGTCACGATTAAACGGGACGTTGCTGTCGCTAACGCTAAGAAGCAGCTTAAGGAACCGTTAAACACGGGTGACGAAGACCGAATACGCGCCAACACACCCGTCAACGTCTCGCTCTATACCATACCCGGCTGGTCAACAGGCGACCTGGAGAGGGGTGGCTTTGACGCAATCGATCAGGAGCAGAGCCGCAACTACATCACGACAGCGTCGCTAACCGCCCAGAATCCCCACTGGACTGCGCACGAAGACCTCTTCGGCTACTTCGCAGACGGCGGCCTGTTCGCTGAATACAACTCACCTACCGACCAATACGGCGTCCGCCTGATCGTGCGCTACGTTCCGCGCCTCCAGTTCAGCCCGGCCTACCACGATCCCTTGGCCGTCATGCAGCACTACTGGAAGTGCAGCCACGGCTCCGAGAAGGAGTTCCTCGAAGGCTTCTACGCTGGAACGAGTGTCCAAATACCGTCAGTAGAACCCACGCTACCTGTAAACTCCACCGATCTTGTGCCATCTAAAGATCCAACCCCTGGCGGAGGGAACAAGGATCTTAGCTTCTACCCTACAGCGTTAGCCCCTGGGGTGGAGCCGAGCGACTTGCTGCTCGACACTAACCCGAACTCGGTGATGGCGTTTAGTGTCCGCAAGATCGACAAGCACTACACTGGCTACTGCTTCATTATCCGCGAGACCACCGGTAACACCGAAGCATACATTGGCTTCGACGCTAACGGCGATCTGGATACCGCAGCCATCAGCGCACACTGCGGCACGTCATTCGGCTACATCAAGACTTGGTTTGACCAAAGCGGGGGCCAGAACGACGCTGTCCAATACACCTACGCCAACCAACCATACATCTACAACGGCTCCGCGACCCTTGTCCAAAACGGTAAGCCTGTCGTCAGTTTCCACCCCGGCAAGGTTCTAGCAGTAGCATCGCTTAACGTCGCTAAGGCAACCGGAGGTTACACTTTCCTTGTGGGTGGCTCAGGTGACGGGTCCACAGGGTTTGTCATGCTGTCGAGTAGTGACGAAGAAACGGATGTGGGTATCGCCCGAGACA